CATCGCCTTTCTGAAAGACGAAGTAGTAAGCCCTTCAAAGATTAGTGAACGTAGATGTAGAGTTATCTATTGTGGTGATCTTGTTGCAAATGTTGCTTATCGTATGATTTATGGTTCCTTCATTATTGCTTTTAACATGTCTAATGCAACGACATGTTCATCAGTAGGAATGAACCAATACTCTCACGATATGCATAAAATTTATGATTACCTGCGCGAAGTTGGAGACAACTTTGTAGCAGGGGATTATAAAAATTTTGACAAGAGAAGCCACCCCGATATTTTTACAGCTGCCTATTACATTACGTCAAAGTTGACAGAAGGTTTAACGACTCCTGAAGCTGATGAAGCGTTCGTAAAACAACAACGAACATCACCAGCTCAAATTGCAAACTGGTTAGTCTTCTTCAAGCAATCACAGTTTTCAGGTCTATTCTGGACCACTATCATTGGATCAATTGCTGCAGATTTGTATATTCGCTATGTGTTTTCCCGTTTATGTCCCTTTTTGACATTCAAGGAAAACGTAAGAGCGAAGATACTAATCGATGACCACATTTGGTGCTTCAGTGATAAGTGTAAAGAATTTATGACACCGTTTAAAATCAGAGACTGTTTGGCCACCATAGGACAAGTATACACTTCAGATGTTAAAACTGAACCATTAAAAGATGAATTCAGAACATTTGAAGAGATTACTTTCCTAGGTGCTCACCCAGTCCTTGTAAACGGAAAATACTGTGGAGCTATGAAGAAGGATACCCTTTATGAAACCTTGCATTGGACTCGTAACAAAAACCTTTCAATCATCGACGAATGTAAGACTGTCATGGAGCTGAGTGCTGCGTGGGGTCCTAAGTTCTATAAACAGTTCTGTACAGATATAAACAATGTTTTATTCTGTGCGGGATACGAAATGTTGAACTTACCATCCCATTCACACATGGCTCGTGTCATCGCTAATCGCACAGCCACTTCTGGAGCTGACTTTCCTTATGGGTTTGTTGCTCAAGGTCCCGAAAAATCCATCGTTCAAACTGGAAACAGTATGATCGTTGAAGGGACAATGAACAACTTACCTAATAAGGGACTCATTCAAAAATCTATGAATGAGGGTGAAGCAAATCTAGTTTATGGTACTGAATCAAAAATCTTGAGGACGACATTTAAATGGACGACATCCGATGTTGTTGGAAACAAGATATGGAGTACAGATTTGCCATTCGGACTTTTAGCATTGGGAGATCCTACAGGTCGCACTCTTCAAAACATGCCTTTTGAACATTTCCAGTTTTGGGAAGGTGACGTAACAGTTACATTCCTATTAAATGGAACTATTCAACAGAGCGGTTTGTTGATTGCGTACTTTGTACCCCTCGCTGCTTATGAAGTCGAATTGGCTAATGTCTTTACTCTAT